TGCCTTTAGCATTCATACGAGAGTTTACCATAGGATCATTCTTAGCAGCAATAGCCATCTTATCCATCAAGCCACCCTCGTAAACCCCTGTAGTAAGAGCCTGCTCAAGTGCAGCAATATCTTCTTCACTAATGTCCATGCCTTGTGGTGGCATTGCAGCCATATCTACAGGCTCACCTCCAATGCGCCCATCATCTTCCATCTTAGCTAAACCTATCTTAGCTTTTGTGCGGAGGTCTTCAAAGAACTTTACACCAAAGAAACGTACAACGTCAGCAGGTACAACGTACTCACCTTCACTTAGCTTAGCATCAATATCATCACGAACTTCTACTGGCAGTGATCCCGGAGGAACTTCATTGCCTGACACAGGGTCTACCTGTGGGGCTTGACCGTTAAGGGCCATTTCCATCTGATCACTTATTGCCATTAACTTCATCCCTCAAATATTTAAGCTTGCGTAGCATTGCTGCCTCACCTTGACATCGAAACATATCATCTGTCTTTGTGACTTGTTCCATCTTCTTGTGTACTTGTAGTATCTTACTCTCTAGCATTTCGCAGAACTCATCCCACAAAGGCTTGTCGTTTACTAACTTCTGTAGTTTCATCTGTCAGGCCTTTGGACTAAGCCGCCTTTGTTCATAAGAATTGATCTACCTTCTTTAATCTGTTCTTTTCCCTCAGAGTCAATGTACTTTTCAAGTTTAAGTTTTTTAAGTTTTTTTCTTCTCTCAAGATCAAACATACCCCACTTTGGAGGTTTTTTTGCATAGACTTGTTTGCCTATCTGAATAACAAAAGGAGAATCAAACACAGGCATTTTACTTAATCTGTCATAAAAAAACCCACCTCTGTCTGGATTATACCCCAAATGTAAAAAAGTAATATCATCAATAGCATTTAAAGCTAAATCTCTAGCCTCTTTATCTGAAAACATTTTCTTTGTTTTAGAACTTTCTGCAACTTTACCCATTATATATGCATGAGGATACTTTGTTTTTATACCCCTAGATATATTAAAAGACGCAGAAGAACTAGAGCTAAATTTTACATCTTCAATTACCATAGTCCTAGCAAACATACTACCCTTACCTTTTTTCCCACTAAAATCTATTTGAGGCATATAGACATTAAATCTATTATAGGCAGGTATATCAAGTCTAGCTCTAACTTTAGCCCCTGAATAAATTATAGGTTCGTCTTTTTTATAAGTTTTGGGAAGTCCTAATATGCCCTGTGATCTTTTTTGTTTATCTAATGCAAAAACTGCTTCTGTAAAAGTAGGTAACTGCTCTACACTTTTAAAGTTTTTAATATCAGAAAATGCTATTTTTCTAAATTCTTTAGGAGTTATTTCATCTGTTTCTAACTTCTGGGCAAACTCTTTAAATGGTCTTTTTCCTGATTGTTCTTGTTTTCTGTTAGGTGCTTGAGATTTCCTAATCTTATCTATATTTTCCTCGCCAGAATCAAAAAGTTTTTCTGCTGTCTTGGCATCTACAGATTCATCTATACTTCCTCTAAGTTCTTTATAATTACTATTATCTATAGTTAAATAGTCGTTATCTTTAGAAACCGTTGGAGCCTTACCTAAAGCCTCAACTGTATCGTCTGCTTTAGTACTAACAGTAGTACCAAGCATCTCACTCAGTTCTTTAGCTATGAGTCTACTTAGTCCAGCCATTACTGTACGTTCCCACTAAAGCCTTGCTCTCCGGGCGCTGCAGCTGCACCAATGCCTATGTTACCACCTCCACCACCTGTCATGTCTTGTGGGCCTGCAGGGCCTGCTCCTTGAAGCGGAGGAACACCTGCTGGTGGAGCACCCTCTGGTCCCGCTGGGGGAGCATTAGGGTCAACTGCTACAGGAGGAGCTTGGAAGCCCTTAAGTATCTCTGCCTGTATGGCTGCGTCTTGAATAGAGTTAGTTACTTTATCAGGATCAAGATCCATGCTAACAGCAATCTCACGTATGATGTAATCCATCTTAGCAAACGGTGCCAGTGTTGGGTTCTGTGCAACCTGCAAGAACTGCATCAAGCGTTGGCTACGTACTTCGTTAGCCATCAGAGACTCAGTACCTTGGGCTTTAACTTCTAAGTCACCCTTGATCTCTGGGTCATAGTCAAACTGCATGTTGAAGCTAAAGAAAGCTTTGCCTAGTGGGTTGAGCAGGTAGTCATCTACGTTCTTAATGACAGTACGAATAGACCCGTTAGCTGCTGACATAAGCATAGAGATACCAGAAGCGGTACGTCCTACGCCCGACACACCTGTCTGACCGTGAGCAAAGCTAGGGAAGCCAGTTGATTCGTCTGCAAGTACTCGTGCCTTGTCAAACAACTGCATGTTCTCACCCGCAACGTTAGGGAACGATGTACCAAAGATAGCCTGACCCGGTGCACCGCCTTGACGCCTAAACACTTTTCCGGGATATACTGACAAGTCTTGGCCGGGTACTAGGTTAGTCTCATCTACTTCAATGAGCAAGTTACCTGACAGCACAGCATTGTCCACCGCCATACGCATGAAGCCATTCATGAGTGTCTGGGTGTCATCCATGTTCTCAGCTATACCTACACCAAAGAAGCTGTAAGGATTGACTTCGTATGGTACAGCGTAGTAAGGAATGAGTGCAGGCTTGAATGGGTTCATAACCATACGCAAGACATTGCCGTTACATACCCACAAGTTTACGTTAAGCTGCTCAGCATCTTTAAGTGCACGAGGAATGTCTATGTCATGATCTTCTAATACTTCACGATCTACAAAGCCCCAGAACTCTTTTACGTCATAGCGTTCCGCTTTAGTGCCACTCTCATCGTCCTCCATGACTTGCTCCCACCACTTCTTCTCATAGGATTCACCCATCTTGAGAGAGTTGTCGATAGCGTTATCACGAAAGAAAGGGCGTCCCTTAAGGGCACGAAGCTGTGAGCGAGACATCTTGTGACGCTCAACAATGTACTCTGCCTCATCCATGTTAGATGCATCAGGGTCAGGGTAGAAGTTCCAGATAGATACATTGCTTGTAGAAGGTACAGTCTTTATAGTAGGGTCGTAGTTACCTTGGTCATCCCAATTAGGGTACTCTTTGTTTACAGCAAAGGGGCCTTTCATTATGCCTGTACCAAACAAGGCACACTCAAATGCAGCAAGACGAAGCTGTTTGTTGGCTCCACTTTCTTCTAACTGGTCGTGTATCTTCTTCTGCATCTTCTTAGCTGCAACCTTAGCTGGACTAATAGTAATAGCAGTAGGCGTAGTTCCCGGACCTTCAATGACCTTATCCTGTACAGGACCAAGCTTATTAGCTAAGGCACCCATACGTTCCTTAAGCTGTGGCATTGTTTCACCGGGAGCAAGACGATCTTCCTCATTAGTAAACGGTGTAAAGGCTTTCTTTACAGTGTCGAATGCTTCTTCTGCAGCTGGGTCAGGGTTGGAGTCAAAGTGTACAGTATCAGCTACGCCCTCAGGAAGAGTAGTAGGATCTACGACAATAGGAAACTTCTTGTTACCAAACAGTACGTCAACAATCTGACCGTATGCAGCTAGAGTTTTAGTCTTAGTTACTTTTACAAATACACGAGAGCGTTCTGCCTCAGTGAATTGTACTTGGGGGCTATACAAGCCACGGTAGTTACGGTATGCTTTTAACCAACGTTCTTCATCTTGGCGTCTGGCGTCTTCTGCCTTTCGGAAACGATTCTCTACAAAGGATAGGATACTGCCAACGGAAGCATCAGCTTCATATGAGTCTTTCTTTACGTCTTCAATAAAAGAGGATTCAGAAGATTCAATATTCTCTTCGTAGCTATCGTCAAAGTCTTTAGGGTCCATACTCAATATCCAAATGTTGGATCAGACGCTTGAAAGCCTGATCTTGATGTTGCTGGATCGTAGTCAAATAAAGAGCTACGGGGTCTTGTCATAATACCATATCGTAAAGCGTCATACAAGTGGTCTTCTGCATTTGTATCAACGTCTTCTGGGTTACGTTTATCTAAGGGTATACTAGGTAGCTGAGCTACAAGGTTAGTACAATGGTTAAACATAACTAAACGAGGTTCCTCTGTAAACTCATCTACCTGTAGTCTCCTGTGTAGTTCGTTCTTACCAGCTACACGAGAGCCTTTGGAACGGTCAGAGGGACGCCAGCGACACCCTCTCATATTCATTTGTTCTGCCAGAGAGGGGCCAGTATCACCACGTTTATGCCACAAACTACTGTCAAGTACACCGTAACGAACACCACCATCACCAGATTCTGCTTCTAAGATCATGTCAGCTAAGTCTATTGCTGTAACCTTAGAGCAGTATAACTCTCTATATATTACTAATTGCTCAGAAGGACTGACTGCAAACCAGACAACCCCTGTGTAACTACCGTAGCCATAGTCACATGCCCTGAACCTTGCCCAGCCTCTAGGTATATCGTAAGGCTCAACTACGTGAATAGCACGGTTAAACTCTGGGAACGCTGCACCTTCGTTTACATCCCAATCACCATCAAGCAATCTCTTACGTTGCTGCTCAGGTAGTGACAGAAGCATAGTCTCGTAGTCACCACTATCAGCTAGGTATGGATTATCAAACAAACTAGCAGGGATAAACTTACGTTTGAATAGAGGTTGATCTTCCTTCTTGTGACCTTTAGGGTAGCGTAGTGTCTCGCCTGTCTCTATGTTAGTAGCCCAGAACGAATGGTTAGGCGTTGCAGGATCAATAAACATCTTCTTGACCCAAGCGTGACCCGGACCTCCGGGGTTAGTAGTAGCTCTCATGTACAGACCTAACTCAGGTGCTGCAGATCTTAAGCGACTCCTCATGTAATCCCACGCGAAGCTAGAGGACCACTGAGTCAACTCATCGAAGGCTACATAGTTAAACGCCTGTCCTTGGTAACGCATAACGTCAGTGTCTTTATCCAAGTAAGACATCCAGAGCCTACCGCCTTGAGGTGTAGTCCATTGAGACTTTCTCTCTGACCACTTAATACCCGGTATTGCTTTAGGGTATAACTCTTGGCTCTTCTGTATAAGCTCACGTAGTTCTTCTGTAGTGTGTCGTACCAGTAGCCCACTAAAGTCTTTGTTACCTAAGTTACGCAGAGGGTCAGCTAACGTAGCGTAACTCTTGCCACCACCAGCTGCTCCACCATACAGTACCTCACGTTCATTAGCTGCTAGGTAGCTTGTCTGTGGGCCGGGATTAGGTTGAAAGACTACTTCTTGTGCGAACTGTACGTCATAAGGCTCAGGTGATGCTGTTGCATATACCCTATGCTTAAACTTTGTCTCTTCCTTCTTCGTAGGTGTAGTAACCAATTCTTTCTTTTTCGAGAGCTTCGTATTGGTGTATCGTTTCTTCGAGCCAGATGGCAAGCTTACGCTTAATTGCAGCAAGTGATTTACGTCTTCGCTCGACATCTATACGTTTCTTAAGTCCATCATGAGTTATGCGTCTGCCTGATTGTGTAGTTAGCCAAGCAGATACTTCCCTGTAACTATACTGCTTTAGATGCTTCTTTGCAAGCTCTAATAATTCTAATTGCCTAGAAATAGGACTTAGCCAAGTATCATCTGTAGGGTCTATCTCGTAGCCAAATGGCACAGACCTTTTAGATAACCTTGGTACTCGCTCCCAGTTCTTTATATTGCTAGGCTTTGGTAACATCCAATAGCCTAACTCAGTCTTTTCAAAGTTAGTCTTACGCCTCATCGCCAGTACTAGACTCCTTTGGTGGCAAGATAAACAAGCCGCCACTAGACTCTACTGCAACCTTCTCAGTTTTAACTAGACCAGAACGATCCAGTACTTGCCCTGCTGCAATCATACGTTCCTTAACGCCTAGCTGCGTAGGATCATCCAAAGCCGACCCGTAAGCAATAGCAGCTTTTGGACCCAATCTTGACATGTAGCTTTTAGTAGCTTCAAATATTTCATCTTTAAGAGCCTCTGTAATAGATCGTGTAGGTGTACCATCACTATAGCCAGCTAGACGCTTAGCCATAACAACATCGCCAGCAGCCTCTTCAAAGAGTGCCTCTAGAAACTTTTGTTGGTTCTCTGTTAGCTGCTTAGCCATTTACTTATTGCCTTTAACTATTGGTTAGTATGTGTAGTTATAACATGTTAGTAATAAAAATGCAACTAACTTTTAACACTCACACTTAGTGCATGGACATTCACGATTAAGAACTGCACACAAAATACGCTTAAGATATTTTCTCATGTTTTTTTCCTATACGGTTTTACTTTAGCTGCAACCTTCTTAGGTTGAGCTACGTTCTGTTTACCAGCAGCAGTGCCTTTACGTTT